GAGAGGCTGCTGGTGAAGATTTCCAGAGTCGTTATTTCGGGCAAGGGACAAGCTCGACAGGTTTTATCGAATAACCAGGGGATTTGACAGCTGACCAGATTCAATCTTTGTCGGATCACTGGAAAGCAACACACACTGGCAGAGCTAACGCTCACGCCCCAGCTGTATTGACAGGCGGTGCAAAATTCACGCCTCTAAGTTTTACAGCTGACCAGATGCAGCTCCTGGAGCTTCGACAATTCCAAAGAGCTGAGATTTGCGCCATTTATCGAGTGCCAAGTGCTTTAGTCCAGGACAATCAACCAGGTGCAGTTAGTTATGCGTCAGTTGAGCAACAAGCCCTGGCATTTGAGAAGCATACGATCCGCCCTTACGTGCAGCTGCTGGAGCGTCATTTGTCCAGGCTTACACCTGGAGCGAGCTTCATTAAGTTGAATATGGAAGGGCTTTTGCGCGGAGATCAAAAGAGCCGGTACGAGGCTTTTGCCACTGGTTTGAACAATGGCTGGTTGTCGGTTAATGAGATAAGACGCTGGGAAGATATGCGCCCTGTTGAGAATGAAGCAGCTGACAAGTTCAGGATGCCTTTGAATATGGGCGAGCAAGAAGCTGCTTCCCTGGCTGTTTTGAAATCTCGCGTGGGTATAGCTTCGCAGCTGGTCGGTGCAGGTTATGAACCTGAACAAGCAGCTGCGATTGCAGGGTTAGACATTGAACACACTGGGGTTCCGCCTTCGGCGTTGCAGCCTTTGGCAATGCTCGACCCTGATGATCCGCTTGAGGCTTATATCAGAGAAATGCAGGAGGGAATTGAGATTACGGAGGAAGATGATGCCCTGGTCAGTAGTGACTGAACATGAAGATTGCGAAGGTTACGCAGTAATCAAAGACAGTGAACCTGAAAGAGTTGTGGGATGCCACGATTCCCAATTCGCAGCTGAGAAACAAGTCGCAGCTCTTTATGCGTCAGAATCGGAGGAAGAAATGGATCGTTCAGAACCAACAAAAGTGGAAATAAGGACTGCTCCTATTGAAGCCAACGAAGATGGCAGGAGCTTTTCGGGTTATGCAGCTGTATGGAACTCTCCGAGCTTGCAGCTGCCATTTACAGAGACAATCAATCGGGGCGCTTTCGACAAGACGCTTCGTTCCAGGAACAACATCATGCTGCTACACGCTCACAACCCAGAGCTGATCCTGGCAACAACCAGGGCGAAAACATTGCAACTGGAAGAAGATGAACACGGTTTAAGAGTCCAGGCTGATCTTCCAAATACCAGCTGGGGAAATGATGTCTCCGAATTGGTGAAAAGAGGCGACCTGGGGCATATGAGTTTTGGTTTCTCGGTTCCACCTGGAGGCGACACCTGGAGTGATGACGGAAATGAACGGCAGCTCAACGAAGTTCGACTCCATGAAGTTTCCACAGTCGGGAATCCGGCTTATCCGGCTACGAGTGCAGCTGTAAGAGCGCTCGATTGCCCAGAATGTATAGAAGATCGCAACAGCTGGACTTCTCTGATGGAGAGATTCGCAAACAATGAACCTCTCAGTTACCAGGAAGTCGATCAGCTGATACAAGTAGCGAAAGAGCTACGAACAGGCGAGCCGCCAGCTGTGATCCCAGCGTCTATTGCTCGGATGCAGCTGGAATTAAAATCTCGTCTCTAAAGTCTGTCTGCGAGGAGCCTCGCAGAACTGGAGGGGCAGAACCAGTATGCGGAGCCGCAGCTGGTGTCAATAATCAAACAAACAAACAGGAGAAATTCAATGGCTGAAAAGTCTACTTCTTACCTGGAAAGTCTTAATGAGAAAAGGCTCAAGGCGTATCACGCCATGACCGAAGTTCTTGATAAGGCTGGAGAGGAAAAGAGAGAATTAACTGGTGAAGAAGAACAACTGTTTCAGCGCACTAACGCTGAAATGGATTCTTTGGATGAGGAAATTCGCTCTAAGCTCGATGCACTAGATCGGGCGAAAAGGATTGAGGAGGAGCGCTCAGAATATGAGGCTCTAATCACCCCTGTTGAAGCTCGCGCAGCTGAAGAAATTGGCGTACCTGACACAGAGGAGGCTCAGTTCAGAGCTTTCCTTCGTGGAGAGACACGCGATTTCACAGCGAAAAGAGACTATGTGGCTTCAGAACATCGTGATCTAAGCACTGGTTCTACTGGCGCTCCAGTACCAACCAACTTTTTCAATCGTGTGATTGAAGCGATGGTTGCTGTTGGACCTATGTTGGAGACTTCAACAATTTTGTTCAGTAACTCACAAGCAAACTTGCAAATCCCTCGCATGACGGCGGATTCAACAGCTGCTCTTGTTGCTGAAGCAGGCACAATCGGTGAAAGCGATCCGACTTTCGGAGCGTTCATCACTTTGGACAGCTACAAGTTGGCTTACATCACTCAGGTGACGCATGAGCTTCTTGCAGATTCCTCGATTGACATAATTGGACTACTTGCAGGTAACTCAGGGCGAGCCTTGGGTCGCAAGTTGAATAATCTTGCAACCGTAGGAACAGGATCATCACAGCACAACGGAATCGTCACAGCTTCAACAGCTGGAGTGACCGGCGGCAACGGTGTCAGTGGTGCCTTTACAGCTGCAAACCTTATCGACTTGTTCTACAGCGTTGATTACTCATACAGAGGGTCAACAGCTGGTTGGATGATGAGAGATGCTTCTATCGGAGCTATTAGAAAACTCCGTGCAGACGCAGTTTCAGCAGCTGATGGTGCAGGACAGTTCTTGTTCCAGCCAGGTATGACAGCTCGTACTGCTGACCAGCTGCTCGGCTACCCAATCTGGAGCAATCCAGATGTAGCTGCAACAGCTACTTCAGCCAAGTCAGTGATTTTCGGTGACTTGTCCAGGTACTACATCCGTCACGGAGACTTCCGTTTTGACAGAAGTGACGACTTTGCATTCAACACCGACTTGATTACTTTCAGGTCAATGGTGAGAACAGACGGCGACCTTGTTGACCAGTCTGGTGCAGTGAAGCACTTTGTTGGCGGTTCAAGCTAAACCCAAAACCCCAGGGGAGAGGGCGCAAGTCCTCTCCCCTAACTAAAGAAGGAACAAAATGACGAAAGTTAAAATGATAATAAAACTCAGCGGAACCAGAAATGGTGAAGATTGGGCAGCTCCTGGAGAGATCATGGATGTCTCAAAGCAAGAAGCCGACAATCTTATAGCGAACGGTTTTGCAGAAAAGGTCGCGACACCGAAGAAAGCTCCTGCGAAGAAGTAAATGGCAATCACAAACGGCTACTGCACACTTGCAGAAGCTAGAGATCAGCTAGGGCTCGCTTCTACTGATACAGCTGAGGACACACCGATTGAACAGGTGGTTGAAGCTGTATCCAGGGAGATCGACAAATACACAGGACAATTCTTCTACGATGCAGGGTCACAGACCAGGTATTTCACTTCAAAAGATGGAATCCACGTTTACACTGACCCGATTCAGTCAGTTACTTCGGTGACGGCTGATGACAGCAATGACGGAACTTATGACGTCACTTGGGCGACCACTGGTTCTTCTAATCGTTACAGATTAAGACCAGTGAACAATGCTCTCGAAAGTGGCGCTCCACCTTATTGGCAGCTGTTCGCAATCAATGACGCTTTTCCAGTGACAGACGCTGCAATCAAGATTGTGGCGACTTTCGGCTGGTCAGCTGTACCTGATGCAGTCAACCAGGCTTGTCTAATTCAGACAGCCAGGCTGTTCGTGAGAAGAAGCGCTCCATTTGGAATAGTTGAAGGGCAAGACGCAGGCATGATGTCACTCAGAAAAGGGCTTGACGTTGATGTTCGACTTCTTCTGGATGCTTTTCGCAGACCGATGATATGGGTCGCCTAATGTACTGCGCCTGTGACGGCTCTTGCAGCTGCAAAGAGACAAACACACCTGGAGCAGCTGGAGAACTAAAGAGAACGCCAGGAGAACCGTCTAAGAAGCCAACTTTGGCTTCCAGGCGTAAGGAGATTCTGAAGTGGCGACTATAAGTCAGCTGAGGAGCGGTTTGGCGACAAGATTGGACACGATATCAGGCACCCATTGTTACTCATATGAGCCTGATGTTCCTATCGCTCCAGCTTTAATAGTGGCTTCATATACAGCGGATTATGACCTGGTTATGGGAGATGGAACGAATTACGATTTTGAAGTCTTGGTCATACTAGGTCGCCAGGTGGACAGGTCATTCCAGGAGCAGATCGACTCCTATTTGCAGCCATCCGGTGCAACTTCGATCAAAGCAGCTGTGGAAGGCGACCAGACTCTCGGAGGAGTCGCCAGTTATGCAGCTGTACGCAACGTCAGCTCGTCTTTGACGAGTATGGACTTTGCAGGGGTAACTTATGCAGTCGCAACAGTACGAGTGGAGGTAGTGGCACAGCCATGACGAAATATAAAATCCTTGTCGATTCAGAGATAGTTGACAAGAACCAAAAAGCAATCAAAAAACTCAAAGCTGGCGAAACGGTCAGCGATTTAACAGCTGCCCAGGTAAAAGGTCTCACAGCCAACGAAGCCATTGAGCCTGTTGGCACTAAGAAGAAGGAATAAGTATGGCATTTGTCCCAACACACAACAGCCGAATCACAATCGGCGACAGAGAATGGAGCGGTGATCTCACAAGCGTGGATTCTTCCAGCAATGTTGATGTCATCGAGACAACCACCCTGGCAGATACAAGCAAGAACTATATACCAGGACTAAATTCAGGAACCCTGGTTTGTAATGGTCTAATTGACAGCGCGAGTGCAAGCTCGGCAAACAGTCAATGGCAGGATCTCAAAGCTATTCGAGGAGATTCTGACGGCGTACCAGCCATCGTTGCCCTGGAGGGCTTCACAGCTGATAAGAAAGTCTGGGTCGCCCAGGTGACAGAGACTTCCTGGACAAACAATTCAACTGTTCAAGGAGCTGTCAGTTTCACATTGAACTTGGAAACAACCGGCGATCACGGTCAAGGAGTGAGCCTTTTCGACCCTGGTACAGCTAAAACAGCAATCT